AGTAAATGCACCACCAACAGAACCTGTTAACCAAGACTTCATTCTTCTATCATCAGTTTGTGAAGCTCTATATCTTACATGTAAGAAAGGTCTTCTGATGTTAGTTCCTAAAACTTGATCATAAACAGTTGTAGTACCAGCAGGAACTAAAACTCCTTCAATAGAGTTTGGTCCAGTCATAGCACCACGAGTTGAAGCGTCATTTAAATATTTCCAGTCAGTCTTATAGAAATCATAAGAACCTCTTCTGAAACCGCTGAAACCTAAGTTTAATGCCATTTCTTCTGAGTTTTCAAATAATCCATAAGCAGTACCACCTGCACCACCAGCTGAAATGCTAGCAAGCATATCATCAAAGTCTAATGCAGTTTGTCTGTCTAGGAATAACATGTTTTCTTCAATAGCTCCTTGAGTATCTAAGTTTCTAAGAATATCATCAAAGTCACTGATACCTGTTGCAGCAGAGAATCCAACTTGTACATTACCTCTTGCTTCAATCGCAGCAAAAAGACCTTCTGATCCTTGAGCTTCGCCTACAAGAATTGGAGATGCAGCAGCTACTAATTCAGCTTCTACACATACCATTTCTAAATAATCTTCAAATCTTAGTCTAGTTTCAGACTCAGCTTTAAGATACCATAAGTATCCACCTGTTCCGTCTTCAGTTGAAACTTCAATCCAACCAATTTGAGCAGTATCAGAACCAGATACAACATACTTGTCTCTGATTATTACTGGTCTATTGCTAAATTGAGAAAACGCAGGATCAATACTTGCGATTTCGTTTCCTGTAGCAGGAGCAGCACCAAGTGCAGCATTAGGTGTAGTTTGTCCTTTTCTATATTCAGAACCGTAAACAAATATTTTTACGTTTCCAACAAGACCAGCACCAGCTAAGTTAGCCGCTGTATAAGGATCAACATTGATCGTTACAGGTCCTGCACCTAAGTTAGAAGATACAACTAAACATTTTGCTTCGTTACCAAAATCATCCATTACTACAATTGTAGATCTTGGAGAAATTACATTAGTAACACCAGCTGGGATAGTAATTGCGTTAGCAGCACCAACACCAGGAGCAGCAAATGTACAGTTATCATATGCAATGTGTAATCTATTTTGTTCTGACCAGATTACTTGGTCACTTGTCATTGGAAGTTCAGCACCAACCATTCTTAAAAATCCAGATAAAGTTCTGTTACCATATCTCTCTACTTCTGCTTCATAAATTTCAGGCAGATATTGTTGAGCGAATGAGTCAGAATCACCAGGATTTGCTCCTCCGTTGAAGGATAAAAAGTTACTTGCTAAAGCTTCCTGTACTTGACTCGGTATAATCGAGCCAAACTGTGGGGATAAAGCCATTTTTGTAAATTTTAATTATTAAATGTTCGTTTTTTGATTTTCAATTTTGATGAATCTGCTCCACTAATTGCTTTAACCTTAAAACCTGCTACATAAACGTCCCCACCTGCAACTTGCCTTGGTGCATCTACGCTTGGATTTTTAGATTTTTGAACCATGTCTTTGACACCGTCCGCTTTACCTTGCTCATAAAAATGAGAAGCTAGTTTATCAGCATTCATCGCAGCATATAAAGCTTTATGATAACCTTCTGTGTCACTAACTTTTCCGTCTTTGTCTAAAAATTTTTCTACAAAATTAGAAATATTAGCTTGAGTTTCAGCTATCTTACTCGGATCTTGAACTTTGTATCTAAATTTTTTATCTCCCACATTGTAATCAAAACCTTTGAAATCAGTGTTAAATAAACTTTTAGTACGTCGTTGAAAATCTTCTTGAGTTTGCTTTATAGTTTCTTGCTGTTTATTATAACGATTAAAAAAGTCCATAGCTTTTTGCTGTTCTTGTGTAACTCCAGGTCTTTGTTTTATTTCAGCGTAGTATTTATTTTTTCTACTTTCTAAATCCTGTCTTGCACTTGCTACAGCTTCTTTATAAGCTAGCTTTTTTCTTCGTATATCTTTTTGCTCATCTATGTCTTCATCATATTTATAATCTTCCATTATAAGATTAATATCTTCTGAATCTAAATGAGGTTTAGTTTTTCTTAAGTATTCTGTTAAAAGTTGATCATTATTTAATTTTGAATAATCTTTATTTAACTCTACATAATCTTCTACTGTACCACCTGTTTCTTCCATAAACTTAACTAGTTTATCTACATTTTCAGGTAGTTTAGGAGTTTCAACAATCGGAGTTTCTTCTTTTTTAAACTCTTTTTGTTTAACTTCTTCTTCTTTTATTTCTTCTATTATTTCAATAGGAGATTCTACTTTTTCTTCGGTGGACCGTATTTCTTCAACCACTCCTTTGCTGTTGCCACTGTCTTTTTGTTCTTCGACAACAACATCGCTATCATTTGTCTTTTGTGCTTGAACGGCATTGTCTTCTTTTTTATTAGTTAAATCAACTTTTATTGGTTCTTCTATTTTAACATTAGGATCTTTAGATAAGTCTACTTTTGCGACTTCAGCTTTTTTACCTAATTGTTTTGGTTTTTTAGGTTTTACTTTACCTTTTAAAGTAAATTCACCTTCTTGCTTGACCTCTACGGCCGCCTTTTTTTCTGCCATAATATAATATAATTAAATAATTAATACTAAATAGCAGGCATTGGTGGTTGACCACCTTGTTGTTCAAAGTCTATTGGTAGTAAATCATTTTTTCTTTGATCTATCATTTGACTTTGTTGAGTGCCAGCTATTCTTGTTCTTTTGTCTTTACGATCTTCTATTTCTTGTTCTTTTTGTTTTTCAGCTTGTACCTTTACTTGTTCTAATTGAAGTTGATAATTAAATTCTTCAGCCATTAATTGACGTTTAATTTCAGCTTCAGTTTGCATACGCTGTATTTCAAATTGAGACTTAGCTTGTTCAAAGTTTACTTTTTCAGAAGTTAATGCTTGTTGTTTTTGAACTTCAGCTTCTGCTGCAGCTTGAGCCGCTTGAGAATTAGCATTAGCTTGTTGCTGAGCCATTTCAACTTGCATTTGTCTTTCTCTTTGTTGTTTACGCTTACGCTTTTGTTTTAGCATTTGATTTGCTAATTTTAAATTACGTATTTGACGTATTTCAATAGCATCTTCTAAGTCTATACCACCACTAGATAAAGCTATTTGTATATTCTGTTCTAGTTTCGCTTTTTCTTCTTCATCTGGTTCTAAATCTAAGAATATACCAAAGTCATGTAAATTTAATTTATCTAACTGAGATAATGTAGATACATTAAATATATTTAAACTATCTCTTAAAGCGTTAGCTGTTAATGGATAATCTAACATATCTTTAATTTTTTTAGATATATTTTCACATATTCTAAGCGTTAAGAATAAACTAGCATTATTAATATGTTTAGTAGCAATATTAGAAGCTTGTGCTGCTATTTTTTGTAAACCAACTAAAGTGTCTTTATCAGCTAAACTACCGTCTCTAGCCTCGTTTAATCCTGTCACATCTCTTATCATTTGTAAATAATAATTATATGTAGATATTAAACTTTGTATTTTAGCTTGACCTGAACCTGTTGCTAATTCTTGTACTGGAACTTTACCTCTATTTAACTCACCATCTTGTGTTAATGATCTACCAACTACAGAACCAGTTTGAAAATACATGTTTAATGCTTCAGCTGGATTGTAATTTGTACCATTACCAAGATCAACTTCAGCAAGTCCGTCCATATCTAAAAACACACCATCTGGAACCATTCTAGCAATTACTTGTTGTAGTTTTAAATGAGTTATTTGAATCATATCAGCAAATCCAGTTATTCTATTTACTGTAGAATCAATACGTCCTTTATACATTCTAGGCGCGCATATAGCATAATTCATTTCAACCTTAGTAGTATCAGCAAAAGGTCTTGTCATATTTGGACACATTTCCCATTGCAACAATAAATCAGTTCCTAGTATTTTAACTCCTCTATATAATACTTCTATTGTTCTTCCTACTCTTTCAAAATTTTCATTTACTGGTGGATTAAAAGTATCTGGTTTTTCAATAGCTTTTATTAAACCATTTGGAGTTTCTTTTATTTTAAATACTTGATCTTGATATGTTTTATATTCAAAATATAGTACAGGTATTGTGCTTTCATCGTAAGGTCCGTTACCATAACCATACATGTAGGTTCTGTTACCTTCTTGTTGTTGTATTTTTTCTAACGTAGCATTATCTAAAGAAGGAAACTGTTTTGCTATTTCTGGCAATGTAACCATTTTTAATTCACCTACATAATATATATCTTCAAAATTTGGATCTTCTGTATAAGAATATACTAAATTAGCAGGATCAACGTAATCTATTGTTATACCATTTGATACATTAAAATTAGTTTTAACAGCTCCAATACCACATGTAACTAAATCATAATTTATTCTACGTCTAATTAAATCCCATCTATTTACATCTAACACTTGATTAATAGCTTCTTCTTCTGCAATCTCAATACTTTGTTTATAAGATAATTGCATATGAAGTTCTAATTCTTCTGCTGTTTGAGGCATTTGATCCTCAGGTATATCAGTATTAAATAATTGGGAACCTAATGTACTTGTTATTTGCTTCATTACATCTCTAGCAAACATGTCTTGAGCTAGCATTTCTGCGTAATTAGTTCTTTTTTCTACTGAATCTGGATCTTGAGCAAAAACGTTTATATCATAATCTTTATTAGATATACCGTTTGTTAAAATATCTACAAATTTAGAAATTATAGGAACAGGTTTCCAATCTAAATTAAGATAAGATAAATCACCGTTGATAGATAATTCATCTTTATATTTTTGTGTTGGTTGTTCTCCTCGAGCATATAATCTTAATCTATTATAATTATTCCATGTAGTTAAATATCTATTGCCATTAGTTCTACCTTGCGCAAACCATTCGCTTTCAATAGCTCTGGCAACTTGTCTACCGTATTCTATTGAAGATTTTTCAGCATCACTAACTACTTGGCTAGGAAATACACTATTATTATAATTTATATTCATTTAGTTTATAATTTTTGATAAAGAACCTCTATTATCATATTTTTTTATTCCTAAGTCGTAACTTTGTCTAACTATTTTAGGAACAGGTCTATACTTATGTTTATTGCAAGCCATAATAGCAAGACCTGAACTAATAGAAGCATCGTGAGTTGTTCTATTATTTATGTCAAATCTTGACCAATCATTTAATGTTCGTTGAAAATAAGTATCACCATAAGTACCATCTGATCTTAATCCAACATAACTTTCAATATAACTTTCAATTGCTGACGCATGAGCTTGTTTAATGTCTTCGCTTGAGTTAGGTATACCACCTATTTCTCTTTCAGTTACAGATAATTTATTATATATTTTATCTGGTCTATTCATAGCAAAACCTCTATAACCTCGCCTTTTAAAATGATATAATAATCTTGGTTTATTATTTTCAGCAAGTATTGGCAT